AAATGGTATTCGCGGCCACCCAACCGCCGAATAAATCCTCTTGAAACTTTTTGTTGGCGGCCGCGACTGCCTTGTTGGCCTGATCGGTCACCGCCACCAGCAAGGGCGCATTGTTCCTGACGGTTGCCGCCAGCCCCTGCCAGTAATTGGCCTCATCCTGCACCGAAAGAGCGCGCACCGCTTTTTGGGCGTCGAGCGCGCGGCGCCATTCCTGCATTTGTTTTTCGGCGGCCTGTTTTTCCCACGCCGCGGCCGCGATTTGCTGTTGTTTTTTATCGAGCGCCGCCTGCGCGGTATCTTGATTCATCTGCGCTTGAATGCGCGCCTGCTCCGGCCGTTGATTGGCGAGCAATTCGTTGGTCGCATCAATCTCGCTTTGCAGGCCCGTCGCCAATGTGAATCGGCCTTTGTCGAGCGTCTTTGTCTCCCCGGTTGCGGTGAGATAGGTACCCTTGCCGGCCTGCGCGGCCTCGAGCTCGTTGCGGCGCTCGATCAGCGAATTGTGATATTTGACGCTCTTGTTTAGTTGATCCTCTAAAGACGTCGTTTCAGAAAGCGCCCTGGAATGCGTTTTGGCTAACTCTTGTTCGTATTGCGTGCCCCCCTTGTGAAGAAATGTTTGCGCTATCCATCCCGGCTCTTGCTCGGTCAGTAGCTTGCGGGCGTCATCGATGGCGCGCACTAATTCCTGATCGAGTTTTGCCACCTCGACGGCCGTTTTCGCCATTTCCTCGGCCAGTTTGTTTTCCGGCTTGTGCTCGAGTTTAGCGAGCTCGTTCTGTAAATGAATGGTCGACGCGTCGAGCTCGAGATTCTGTAAATGTAACGACTGGCGCGATTTCTCCCAGGCCTCGGCGTTCTTTTCGGCGGCCTCGCGATTCTTCTGCGCAAATTCGTAAACTTTTTTGCCCGTCTCGTAAATCGCCAGGCCGATACCGACAATCGCCACCGCGGAAAAGGCCGCGGCCATAGCCGACGCCACGCCCGGCAATTCAGCAATAAATGAGCGAATGTGCCGCGGCAAATTAACCCCGATTTGCTCGCCAAGTAAGGCAATCGCGCCCTTAGCTTCTCCCATCTCATGCTTAGTCGTAGACGCGGCCGAACTGACATGCCCCTCTAATTGCTTTAACTGCGCTTTAGCTTTCTCGAGCGCCGCCGAATAAGACGTAGAGTCGACGGCCAGGATGATTTTTACCGAACCTGCAGCCTCGGCCATACGCCCCCCTCATTTGAGACAAAAACACGAAAGGCCGCCCGCGGGCGGCCTTTTCTTTCCCCCTTGATGGTTGCCGGCTTTAGTGGTGATTAAAGCCGGAATAAATAATCGCGATAATCAAAGCGGCAATCAGGTTGCCGATGCAAACGCCCCAGGCAATACGCATAATCGTCAATGGTTTTCCTTGTTCTGTCATTTCGTTTTGCAACTCCCCCTTGCCACTAGTATAAACGCCTAAAAAAAGCCTCGCAGATGGCCTAGGACGCGCCGCCAGGCCGGCGGACGACCCCAGGTATGGCGAAAACCGTTCTCCGGCGCCAGGCGGCCCGCCGGCCGGATCCGGACCCGGATCGGGCGGCGCATCTTCGCCCTGGCCGCCGACTATCGCCCACCACGATTCGGAGCACTCCGCTTCCCAACACATTTGACACAATAAACCGCCGCCCTTTCCCGGCCAACCATCGTGCCGCGCCCCGCATTTGCAATTCATTTTGGCGGCCCGCCAGGCGGCCCCCCGGCCGGATCCGGATCCGGCGCCGGCGTTTTCAAATCGGCTTTTGCCTCTTCGAGCACCGGCTTATTCTCCGCCATCTGCTCGTGAGTCTCTTTGTATGCGCTCATCGCCTTTTGCCCGAGCGGCGATTTAACTAAAAGCGCCCCAAACGTCACGGCCACGCCCATAAAAAAGAATTTCCAAAGTTTGCCAGATCCGAAATCGTGCGGAAAAGAGTACTTAAGCGGATCCATCGATGCGGTAAAAGCGGCGGCGATTCCCCCGCCAAGAGCGGCCAGCAAAGAAACCTTTAGCCACTTGAGCGCAAGCTGCGACGCGCCGCCCATATTCATTTTTTGGCCGCCTTTTCCACCCCCGCGGCCAGGGCGTTGCAACAAACCTGCACGGCCTGCTCGCGCACACCCTCGTACGCCGGCCGGATAAACGGGTGAGCGGGCACGGCGCCCGTTTCATGCCCTGGCCCGCGCCGGCGGCCGCCCGGCATGATTTTCGAATAGCCGCCGCGCACTTGCCGATGCCCGTATTCCACCCAATTGGCAATGCGGCGGGTGAATTGACCAGGGTACACAATCACGGCCGGCAACGATTGCCCCCCGTCCTCGGTTCTGGTCACAATGGAACGAATATCGTTTCTGAGCGCGCCCGGCGGCGCCGCCGTGCCGCTCGCGCCGCCCGCACGCACCGGCGCCCTGGCCCGCACCGCGGCCTCGAACACATAGCCCGCCTCTTTGAGCGCGGCATGAATAATGCGCTTAGCCTCTTTGTCGCCGAGCTCGCCGAGTTTTTGGTCGAGCTCGCGCAGGCCTGTCACTTGTGCCGTAAAGCCGCCCATATTAATCCCTCGTCGCCGGCGTCGCGAACAATTGCCGAAATCGGTCGGCAATCTCGCCGCGAAATTTCTTGGTGAGCCGACGTTTTCTCCCCGCCGCCGGCCGGGCGCCGCCTGGCATCAGGTCGGCGAGCTCCAGCGGTTTCGCCGGCCGATACAAACTGTGATTGATTAGATCCACGCGCAACAGGGCAATCATGCGATGCGCGTCTTTTTGCTGCTCGAGCCACGTCTCGTGCATTTTGAAAAACGCCCGCGGCGTGAGCGCAAAGAATTCCCGTTTTGAGAACCCCATGCGGATCCGCGCGAACGCCCATAAATCGAGCCAGGCCGGCACGCTCACGCGACGGCCGCGGCCGGCGTAGGGTTTTCGCTTTCGTCCTCATGTGGTTTGGCCCGCGCCTCATTCCAGGCCTCGCGTACCTTGACGGCCACCGTGTAAATATCCTCAAACGTGAGCAGGTCGCACGCCTCTTTGAAACTGAGCTCGGGCTGAAACGTGCGCACCGCGGCCGCAAAGACCACGCGCGTACTCGCCAGATTGCCGGCCGGCAACGCATAGAGTAAGTTGACGCGTTCTTCCGAGCCCTGGCGCGCGAGCTCCACGTTGATCGACGTTTCCGCTTCCGAAAGCGCCCCCAGCGTAAAGCACAAGTAGTACGTTTTGCCGTCAATCTCCATGGGCGTTTTCGGCAACGTCGCATCGGCAATCGTGCCGGCAATGTTTCTATGCTTCATCGATTTCCTCGCTTTTTTAAGTGCCAGGCGTCACGTTCGACGGGCCCGAAACCTGCAAGTCTATCGAGAACTCGACTTGCTTGGTCGGCGAAACTGAAAAATCGAACGATTGCACAATGGCCGAAAAGGTAATCGTGTCGCCGGCCGACGTTTGCAGTTTCGTCTTGGGCAAAGTTACTAGAAACGTGGTTGCCAGTCCCGATTGATAGGCCGTCTCCACCGCAACCTGGCCGGCATCGGCACTGACGCGATTTCCCTTGACGTTCACGGTTGCGCCCTCGCGTACCGTGCCGATATATTCGGCGTCTTTGCCTGATTGAAAATTGGTGACGTTGGCCGTCGCCCACTTGGGACGATTCAACGGCAAATCGGACGCCTCGCCGATGACCGTGCCGGGCGCCGTTCCGATGCTGATAATTGTTCCGGCGCCGGTTTGCGCAAGCGTTCCTGCGTACCCTCCTACTTCTGGCGTCACTGTTCCCATTGTCTTTTCTCTCCCTTCTTAAACTGGCATGGTGAAAAAAACGTAAACCTCGCACATACAAGAGAAATAGCGCGTGATGCCCGGCTCGAAATCGGTCCCAGGGTCGAGTAAATTGCACGTGTCGATAAACGTGCCGTCGGGCAATAGTTGCTTTCTCCACTGCTTGAGCGCCACCGTGGCCGCATAACGCAGCCGCATGGCCTCGGCGGCGCTCGTCGAGAATGCCGTTATCTCGACACGTTGCCGGATCATGCCGGCGCCATCCTCGAAAATCGCCGCGCCCTCGCCGCCGGCGCACTTGTAAACCAGGCAAGGGTAAACCTCGCCCTGGTCGGGCGCCTGAATGGCAAAGACGCGCGTCGTGATGGCATGCACGCCGGCATTGTTCTCGAGTAAGGCGGCGAGCCCTTCCTGCATCATGCCTGCTGATTCACCTCGCTACAGGAAAGTATCAGCACGCGATTGCGCTCGAACAAATTCGTTACATCATGCACGGCAAAAACACGCGTGCCCCAGAGCACGCGGAAATTGGCGCCGATAAACGTCGGCGTCCATCGAATCGTGATACGGGTCGAAGATTCGCTCACTAATTGCCCGGCCTCGCTGCGCTCGCCGCTTGCCACTTCCTCGATAGCCGCGCGCACCGTGAGTACCGTATTCCACGTGTCGGGCGTGATCGATTGCCCAAACGAATCGCCGGGCGCCGTCTGCGGTTGCTGAATTTCGATTTTGTGCGCGAGCTCGCCGGCGCCGATAGACGGATTGGTTATGGACCTCAGCACGGGCGATAGTCTCCCCAGGTAATCACGTGCCCCTCGAGCAGGCAATCAACCGCCATCGGCACCGTTTTTAAAGTCAAGTCCGTGGTCGCCTCGGGATTGCGGTACCAGTGAGCAATCAGCATCAATAAAGCGTTGGTAATGTCGTCGGGCACATTCTTGACGTCGTAATCCACCGTCAAGGCCTGGCCGGCCAGGGCGCCAGGCAATACCAGGGAACTCGTGCCCGTCGCCGGATCCGTTTGAAGCAACGCGCCGGCCACCGCGGCGCCGGTTCCATCGACCAACCTCTCGAGCCCGGTTGCCCATAACTTTTTTAGTTGATAGTTCGACGTGCCCCCCGCGGCCGCGGGCGCAGTAAAGGCCTCGCCGATAATGGCCGCGGTATAGTTTGCAACCTCGTAAAGAATTTCTACCGAGCCCGGTAAATATTGCCCTTGCCACGGCCAGCACAAAGAAGTTTTGGCCGGCGTGAGCCGCGCCGGAATACTCGCCAGGTCGGCCCGGTAGACGCTCGGATCCGCGGTAAACATGTTGCCGTTGCCGTCGAGATAGGAAAGCGAATTGATTTTGCGCGTGCGCCCGCCGGGCAAATCGATGACAATGCGATTCCAAATCTGCGCCGCGAACGGCCACCCCGCCCTATCGGCCGGCGAAATCGTGGTGTCGTAGTTCGCGGCCAGAGGAAAGTTGTCAATCGTGCGCCGCCAGGTGCGATTGAAAAACGAGCCCTGCACCTTTTTCTCGGCCAGGCGCCGCGCGGCCCCGATATAGACAAGCAACAATTGGTCGTCATCGCCAAAACTCGCATCGATGCGACATTGCTGTTTGGCGAGCGCCAGCGTCACCGGCTCGAGAATGGCCTCGGTAATCGGATATGCATTCAGCATGCGTCACCGTTTCGAACGCGCGGCGTTGTCGCGCGGTTTGCGCGCCGGCTTTTCCTCCGGCTCTTGAATCGCCTTTTCGGCCGGCGCGCGAATTGCCTGTTCCTCGCCTGGCTCGTCCATGCGCCGCGCCAGGCCGAGCCGGATCCACTCGCCTCCGAGCTCGTCGGCCGGCTCGAGCACTTCGCCAGGCCGCGCCGGCCGCATCATGCCCGGCCATTGAAAGTTGTCGACGGCAATCACGCGCATTGTAAAGAATCCTCTCGGAAAAGAGCGTGCGGCGCCAAAAAGTTTTGCCGAGCCGGCGCCGCACACTTGGCAACACGTTTTAAACGTGCGTTTTTAGACCCACGCAAGGATGCGTGCCGGGATCCGTCACGTTGCCGCCGGCGCGCATGTAGGCCAGGAAACCAACCATCAACTGATCCGCGTACCGCTCGTCGAGCCGCTGCATGGTCATTTCGCCATCGTCGCGCAGCAAATAGGCCTCTTCTAAATCGCCGAACACGATACCGAGCGCCGTCGCCGTGGTCGAGTTTGGCAAATAGGCCGTCAAACGAATGGGAAAGCCCAGGATTTGATCGAGCATACCAGTTTGTGGATTGGGTAAAAAGAGCGGCCGATTGAGTGTATCGAGCAGGCCCATGGTGTAATTACGCGTCGCCTTGTTCATGTACCAGGCCGCGGTTGGCTCGTACGCCACGTCGAGCAACGTCTCGCAGGCCACGTAATCGGCATAGACCGGCCCGGTTGCCGCCGCGGTTGTGGCAAAGGTTGTAATCCCCGTAATCAGGCCGGCGATGTTTGCCGTGTCGCCGTTGGCAATGAAATTTTCGAGCCCGCGCAAAAAGCGCTTGCCGAGTCTATCGCGAAAGAGCGCCGGCAAATCGAAACCGGCGTCGGCGAGCTCTTGCCGGCTCACTTTTATCATGGTTGCGAGCGTATCGGTTGACTGAATGATTCCTGAAAACAGGGGATCGCTTTCGGTCACCGGCGTATTCTCGGCCACGAGCACAACCGTGTTGGCCGTGTCGTTTTCGTAGCCAATTTTCATGGGCGCGCCGTTGCCTGGCGTTGTCTTGTGCCGCACGTTGCCAAACAGGGCGCCGATGTATTTCTGGGCTGAAATGAGCTCGTTGTAGAACTGTTGCGGCACGATATAGTTTCCTGTGCCGCCCACGGTGATATCCCGTTTCTCGCCGCCAATCAGGATGGGATTTTTGTCGAGTTTCCTTTGCCCGCTCGTGAGTAAGGCGCGTTCATTCTCGCGCAGGGCACGCTCGCCGCCGCGCATGTAAACCTCGAACGCGTTCTGGTAGTCGCGCGCGCGCGCCACCCCTTCATCAGACAAACCCTCGTCGTCGGCGCCGGGCGCCGGCCGCGCCGGCCGCGGCATCTCTTGCCAGGCGCCACTCCGTTCCAGTAATTGAATCTGCACAGTAAGCCCGTCGGCCTCGTCGAGCATAGCCGCGGCCTTGGCCCGCTGCTCGGCCGAGCATTTAGGCGCCGTGAGTAATGCGTGCGCCTCGGTTCCAAGCTGCCCGCGCCTCAATTTCAAATCGTTGATTCCCATTCGTTACCTCGTTTCTCGCTCACGCGCGTTATCGGTCAATCTAGAACGCCCTCGCCGTTTGAAAAGCAAAGGCCGGCATCGAGAATGGAAATTTGCCGCAAACCAGTGAAGGCGGCGCCGCGAGAGCGCACGGGAAATTTCCGGCAAAACTTTTCTTTTACACTGCGCCCATGTGCGCCCGCGCGCGTAGTTGATCGCGCGCCAGGCCTTGCGCCGAATCACACAAGCAATCCATGCAATCGCAATCGACGTGCGAGCAATTCTCGCAATCACCGGCCATGCACTCGGCACAATCGCAGGTGCAATACCCCGGCTCGGCGCTCGCGCGCCCCCCGACCAGGCCTAAAGAGCGCCGGCGGCGGCCTGGCGCCGGGCTGCCCTGGCCCGCCTGGCGCCGCTCAAGGTAGCGCCGCACATCGGCCGGCAATCCTTCCGGCCAAAGCCCATGCACCGCCTCGCCGCAAAGCTCGCCCACGGCGGCGCGCGCCGCTTTTACGTCCACGCTCGTCGCCGTATAGGCGGGAAACGTCACCGGCCCGACGTCGAACAAATCCACGTCCTCAATCTCGCGATAACTCTGCACGTAATTGCCGTTCGCATCGTACTCGTCGCGCCAGGATGCCATACGCACGTTGAATGAAAACGAACAACCGTCAATGTCGCCGCGGCCAATCATGGCCGGCACGTCGCGCCCCACGCTCGTGGTTGGATCCGTATCGGCCTCGAATTTCAAGCCCGCGGTTGAATCGACCAGGCGCAAGGTTCCATTTTTAGTGCGCGCCAGAATTTGATTCACGTCGTGGTTGAACAGGCAACGCACGTCTTGTTGTTCGACCAGGGCGCGCGTAAAGGCGCCCGGCATAATGCTCTCGACATACCATCCGGTATCGTACTGCTGCGAATACACCGCGGCCACTCCCTGAATGCCGGGCGTCGCGCCCTCGGCGGCGCGCAGGCCGGCGCCGGAAATAAAACGTCTCTCGCGTGTACTCATAACAAAACGTCTCCCTCTCCGCGCACCTCTTGCTCGGCCTGAATGGCCGCGCCCTCGCGCGCGGTTTGAATGTGAATGCTGCGAACTAGGCGGC